AGAAAAACATGTCCTTTATGTTTGGAGATAATTAAATAATGGCAGGATTAAGCGCATCAGGATTAAAAACACAGATTAGAAGTTATACAGAAACAGATTCAAATGTTTTAACAGATGCTGTTTTAGAGAATATAATTTTAAACGCACAATACAGAATATTTAGAGATGTTCCTATTGATGCAGACAGAAAACAAGAAACAGGATCTTTTGTTGTAGGGCAAGATCAAGTAAATGCTCCAGCAGGATGTTTATTTATAAGAAGCATACAAGTTTATGATTCTACAAGTGCTCTTACAGGAAATAATGATTATTTAGAAAAAAAAGATTATACTTATTTACAACAATATGTTCCATCTACGGAATCTGCAAAAAGAGGTAAACCTAAATATTATGCTATGTATGGTGGGGCAACTGGGGAGTCTGATACTACATCAGGACGTATAGCTTTAGCACCAACTCCAGATCAAGCTTATAAATTTAGGGTGCATTTTAATAAAATGCCTGTTCTTTTAGAAAATAATGACACTAATTATATCAGTCTTAACTTTCCAAATGGGTTGTTATATTGTTGTTTATCAGAGGCATATGGGTTCCTAAAAGGTCCGATAGATATGTTGACTTTATATGAAAATAAATATAAACAAGAGGTACAGAAGTTTGCTAACGAGCAA